TGCCCAAACAGATGCATAGTTCTGCACACAGTCTACAATCTCCACGCTACCGATGATGGAGCCAAAAGGAAGATCGTTGAAACCTATACGACTCATAGGTGTATTAAGCACCTTTAGTCTTTGGTTTGGCTGTAAACATCCAAATTTGGAAATATCCCCCTTTACACTTGAATGTATCAGTACACGTCCACGGAAATTTGTTTGCCAACTCCGGTTCTCAATGTCCTTGATACCGTGAACTATCAAGGATGCCCACGGTTGCTTTATTGTTATTGCTTTCATTTCTATTCTTTATGAAGTTAAATCGTTCAATTCATATTCATACCTTCGGAAGAACCTTCCATCTTTAGTCATAACAACATAAGTTATAAACGATACGTCCGACTTGTTTAAAGTCTCTACAACAATTACTTCTGCCTCTAACAGGTCTCCATCCTTAGTAAACTTGAGCTTGTCACCAATATTAAATTTAGTCTCTATTTTCATATTGATTAGTTTTATTCGTTAAACTTAGGTATTGGCATCCAATAAGTAATACGACCCAAAGGAGAGTTTGGCAAGAATATTCGATGATCCGATTCCCATTGACCATTTCCATAATACAATCCAACAAAGTATCCTTTATGAGAATCTTTCCATTCTACAGTAAAAAAGACACCTGTATTTTCCTCTGGTAATTGTTCTTCTACGCTTATCCACGAGGATTGCTTGGTTCCCTCCACAAAACCTTTCGCATAAATTTGTCGAAGATAAACTTCAATCACATGAGGTTGGTTTATTCGATTAGCCAATTGGCTTACTATGTCTTTTAGCTTCATTTCTACTTAGATTTGAATTAATTTTATTCTTCAATTTCTTACTCATTTTGCGAAGTTGCCTAGCTTTATCCTGCTCGCAAGGTTTCTTACAGTGCTTGTCAATCAGTTCAGCACTCTTATCAAGGAGACGAATAAGGTTCTGTATATCGGTCTTGCATAACTCCATATCTCTTCATGGCAACTCAATCTTGTTGAAATCGATACCTCTCTCATTCATAAAATTACCTAAAGCGATGATGTTTTCACGTGTAGTGGTTACTTTGAAAGCACGGGTGAGTAATTCTTCTTTCACTGGCGCAGGTTGCGTTTTGAGCTGTTCAACAAAAACAGGTTGTTCACTCATTTGTTGGTTCATTCTTGCGAATGGATTAGCAGGGCGCACGTTCTGTTGTTCATCTTCTGTCTTGCGCTGTTCTTCCGCTTCTTTTCGTTCTCGTTCCGCTTTCAGTCTAGCTTCTTCGGCTGCTCTCGCACGCTCACGCTGTTCTTTCAAGCGATTGGCATATTGGATGGTATTATTGATATTCAAGGTGTCCATATAGTAGGTACGCAGAACATCGAAGTCCTCTCCAAAGGTTTTCAGGGTTTCAATATCCTTTTCAACCAAAGAGAAGATAGTATCAATATCATTGCAAACAGATTTCATGTTTGCGGACTTATTGAGCCAGTCTGCTTTGAACACCTTGTTGAAGTCCACGAGATTTACGTTCATCCCATCGAAATAGGTTTTGATGGTAGCACGCTTCTTGTCTTTATACTGTTGCTCATTCTGCTTGACTACTACATCAATCTTAGCAGAACAGTCGCCTATCAATTTTACGGTTTCTGCGATGACCTCTTTGAACTCACCGAAAGGTCTCATGAACTCTTTCTCAATTTCAAGGCGTTTGGCATTGAGTGCTTTGGCAGCTTTATTAAGAGCCGCTTTATCTTTCTTTGCTTGGTCGATATTGTCATCCGTGTAGTTGGATATGTCATACTTTGACAGATTTGCCATTACAATATCTCTGATTTGCTTTGCATTGGTAGTAAGACTACCGAGTGTTTTTTCACTAACGACCAGTTCGAGGTCAGTTTCTTGGATTGCTAATTGTGTGTCCATTGCTCTATATTTTTATTAGTCCCATCCACCATTATTGTACATAGACAAATCGGCAGAATCTAAATTCGTTTTCTGAATAGCTTCTAAAAGCTTTTTCTTGGTTTCCCGGCACATGTTATAACCATAGCCTTTGTATCGGTATGTACGTTCCCATGTGCTAATTGGGAAAGGAATATTTTCATCAATAACCAACCTTTTCATGTGAAGATGCTCGAAAAAATTTTCGTGATGGAGTAGTCGGTATTCATAGCCAACTATTTCATTGGATGAAAAAGGAATATCATCATCGTCGTCGTTGTTATATTGGGGCTTCTTGAAATAAGCCATTTTCGCAACGGTAAAATCAAAACTTTTAAGAATTTCCTCCGGTGTACCAAATTCGGATTCAATAAATTCAACCCAAACCTTTTCACCATCTTTCTGAAAAGCACATACTTTTTCATTCCGATATTTAAACTTCCAACCATCCTTCACATAGCCATCGCTATTGAATAAATCTACAGCATCTTGGAAGTCATCTTCATCTTCAAAGAATATATCAATATCTTTGACTTTCTCCCCAGAAAGAATATTCTTAAAACATCCACCGGCAATGAACCCCTTGTGACCTTCCATGTACTTGTCAAGCCATCTGATTTGCCAAAAGTTGTCTGGGGTATTTTCTTTATAGCTTGTATTCATTCTAATATCTGTTTGTTCCTATTTTTAAAAGCGCCGTGTTGCTCTTTAGTTTTAAGCCATTCAAGGCATCTTTTATTTTCAGGGACAGTCAATTGAGCAACAACACCAAGCATTTCATCAAATGATAATTGGTCTGTACTTTTATCATTTACATGAACATCAAAACATCCATTATCCAACTGTTTGATTATAATATCTGGCTTCATTATTCTACACGCTTTAAGTTTCTACTATATTTATCAGCTACACGTTCAATAACTTCTGCATTCTCTTCGGAAAGCCATTCTTTAGCGACATTCCACGCTATGCTTTTTGATGGCTTGAAATTGTCAATTCGTGTAGAATGATGAGATAAACGTCCTTCAGTAGGTTTTAATCCTTTGCTGTGAAGTTCGCATAATCCATCATGGAAAAACACACAGTATTCGTCACCTGCGATGGCTTGAATCATAGGGATTGGAATATCAATAACTCCAATCATCATTCCAACTCCCCAAAGAGTTGGCGCTAAATTATCGGTATATCCGGCATCTATAAGCATTTCTATATCCTGTGGGGTGCCGAGACATGGAGTATGACATTGCATTTTACACAACGAGCATTTGCATTCACATGGCTTTCTACCAGTCTTGCGGATAATGCGATGAAGTTGTGTCTCTTTTATTAATAGTTCTCCCATTATTCTGCGTCAATTAATTCGTCAATAATATCGTTGGCTATGCGGATACGCTTCTCAATCATATCGAAGCAAGAACCGTCCGGGAATATTCTTGTTATGTGAATCGGATTACGCTGAAACGGACAATACACAACAAAGTCGCACCAACTAGCGCCTGTAACCATCATGTGTGATTGGCATTGGAAGAAGTACTCAGGTTTCGTAAGTAATAAACTTGCGTTATCGCTTATTTCTACCTTGTACTTCATGAAAGTGTTTTGATTAGGACATTTCACTTCTAAAGTTCCTTTATCTCCGCTATCATAATAGTAACCATCAGGAGAAGAACCGAAGTTTGGAATAGTTGGATGAACGCACAATCCGGTTTCAGCCATATTCCTTCCGGTGTTCTTGATGTATAACTGGCGGGCATTTTCTTCTTGCTGATTTCCCCATTCAATAGCCTTTGACGAAAATCCAACTTGCTGTAGGTATAACTCGAACAATTCATCATCTTCAACGATGTTCGGATTCATATCCCTTTCAGATGCTAATTGGTAGATATAAGATTTGGCAGTATCACCAAAGATTTCATCTTTCTTGCGACTGGATTTCATTAAATCACCGACACGAGAGCCGGTGATTTTTCCAAGACGTTTACGATACCATTCTAATGTATGCTGAGCTTCCATTATAACAGTGATTTTTGAGCAGGTTGTTTGTTTGCATTATCTTGTGCAGTTTCGGCTGGAACGTCAGGCTTTTGTTCTTCAACTCCTGCGGCTTTAGCTGCAATATCCGCCAACTTATCCTTTGGTTTGATTTCTTCATATTCGGCATCTTGAATGTCATCAGCTTCTTCTTTAGTTATAAGCCCCATACTTATCTCAGGGCAATACACACGCTGCCAAAATGCTGCTGCACGATAGCGAAGCATCTGGCTTGGCATTGATTGCCACTTTGAGCCATTTTTCTTAGTCCAACCTTCTTTTTCAGCCATGCCCATTGTTATCCAATCACCGTGCAAGGGCTCTTTGTGCTCCTTATCGCTTGCTTCGTAAGCTACGCATCTGCAACCATATCCATGTGTTCCTTCTTCTCCTTTGAACTCGTATCTTAGAGGAGAAAACCTACCGCTTGCGTTGATAGTTGCTATCAGGAACTTACTGCTGAAAGATGGATTACCATAAACGATGTACAGGTTCTGCATAACCATTAGCGGATTAGCATTCATTCTCATAGCCATATCCAGTGCTATTACGCAGTTACCAACATTCCCCTTATAGGTATCAGGAACTATTGTACTTGCAGTATACATATTAGCCATGCGTTGCATGATTTCAAACTGCTTTACAGTCTGTCCTACCGGTGTCATTGCAAATTCAGCAGCTTGTTTCGCTTGAATGATTTGCAGTTCTGTTACTTGTTTTTCTTCCATTGCTCTAATATTTTAAAGTTCAACAATATCTTGGGATTCCTAACGATTGGCACAACATAGCTCTTTCAAGCTCAAGTTCTTCATCGGAATAGTCAAATTCGTTTGCGGATATTTTGGCTTTAACGTCTTCGATATCCTGTTCTATCTGTTCAATGATTTCATCCTTAGGTGAATATCCGTATTTTGGCAGATAGTTAAACTCACAAGCCATTACTTCTGTCAGTTCGGATTCCAGTTGCGCTAATTCTAGGTTCATAGTATCTCTCTCTTATAAGTGTCGTAAACAATACCTACGGCAGCTAATAATTCCTTAAGACGAGCGTTGTTCTTTGATATATAATCATTCAAAGACGCCTCACTCTGTTTTTTACTTGCATATTCTGCAAGTTCTTCATGGCTCATAGCCAATAGTTCTTCCTTAGTCTTCATTGTTATATGATTTAAAGTTTATTCTTCTTCTCTTTCAAGCCTTTTGCTATGCTTTTCTATGTAGATTGACATTATCACAAATACGGTGAATGACATCCAAAATATAGTATTCAAACTCTCGGCAAATATTACCATTATAATGAATGATAAAATCCAAATAGCAAGTGTAGGTGTACGTTTCATAACTTATTGATTATTAGCTTCTTATTGTATATAAAAGTAACTATTTTATGCGTGATTTACTAATTATAAAACATTTAAAACCAGTGCATTAACTTGATATAACTATTTGAAATTCAAACAATCAATACCTTAAAGAAGCGTGCTTGATAACATCATAAGCATTGCAAAACCATCTTCCATTTTGCCTATCGGCGGGTTTTTTCTCAGCGCGAATTTTCCCTTTTCCAACAAGGTCGAATAGACGACTTCGGCTTCCAACTATCTTTTCTGATTCACGTTGGCTAAACGTCTTATCATTCAACACGATTTTTAATACATCTTCATTAAGCATATGTCAGTCATTAAAAAGGTTATTCTTATGAGCATACTGGATAAACTCAGATTTTTCATGTATTCCAAGTTTCAAATACACAGACTTGATATGATTCTTGATGGTGTGAGGAGATAGGTACAGCCTATCAGCAACCTCTTCATTATCGCATCCATCGTATATCATCCTCATTACGCGCATTTCAGCATCAGATATACGGCTATTGAATTGGGGATTACAGACAATGTTAGCATGAGGACATCTTCCGTATATAGGACAGTATCCTTTTTCAAAATTAAAGTTCCCTTTGCTATCAACGTCTTTCGTTGTGATGTCAAGCTTACCAAAATTGCATCGGCAAAATTGGTCAACAATGAGATACTGAAAATAGGGAACATTCTGTGCACTCTTTTGAAACCACTTAGATAAATCTTTGTATGCCTCAGGATAAAACTCACGAATTTTGCAAAGCATTTCTTTTACAAGTTCAGTATTTTGCTCTGTCATATGCTCATTTTTTCCGTCAGACATACACCACAATTCGTCTTTATATATGTAGAACTCTAAATCTTTCATTGCTCTATGTTTTTTAGTAGTTCCATAAGTTTTCAGCAGGTATGCCAGTTATTTCAGCTAATGCTTTTACATGTTCTGGGTTATTGGGTTTCATGTTATACATAACCCAATTGCGAGCAGTAGTAAATGACACTCCGGTTCTTTGGATAACCTCATTTATGAACTCCGTCTTTGGATGAGTAGAATCAGGCAGATTAAGATAGTAGCCCTTTAGGGTTATTATCTGTTCGTTTTTCACGAAACTATTTGAGTTATTGATACTTTCCATTATCTTTGTAATGTTATATAAATATTAGTAATGCAAATATAGCTATTATTTGATATAGTATATCTTTTTAATGATATAATATATCATTATTAGATATATTTAACAAGTATGGATAGTATGTTTAAAATGGATGAATTCATAAAGCACCTAAAAGAAAACAAGATAAATGGAGCAACGCAGGAGGCTGTGGGAAAAGCTATAGGGAAAAATCAAGCATACATTTCTCAAATAAAAAAAGGAGAGCGTCCTTTCCTTAACGAGTATGTCGAGATTCTATCAAAAGAATATGGAGAAGAGAATGTGATGCAATTCTATGTTCCAGATGCTAACACTATAAATGCCAACACAATAAATGCAAATAACGGAGGCACAGCTTTCGCCGGAAATGGTAACACGATAACAAACAATGATATAGCAGGGCTTATTGAGCTACAAAAAGGATATCAGCAAATGCTCAAAGAAAAAGACAAACAAATAGATAGATTATTAACCATCATTGAAAAAGTAACCAAATTGTGATGCTATGGATTTCAAAGACAATATTCTGCAGCTTGCTGAAAAAATAGCAAAACAGAAAGAAGCTATTCAAACAGAAGAAGCTACAAAGACTTCTTTCATCATGCCAATGATTGCTGCACTTGGGTATGACATCTTCAATCCATTTGAAGTCATTCCTGAAATGGATTGCGACCTCACAAAGAAAGGTGATAAGTTGGACTATGCAATCATGAAAAACGAGCAGGCTATTCTTCTTATAGAATGTAAGCATTGCAAACAGAACCTTAATCTGCATAGTACGCAGCTTTCAAAGTATTATGCTGCATCAAATGCACGTTTTGGCGTTCTTACAAATGGAATTGAATACCGCTTCTATGCAGACCTTGATAAGACAAATATCATGGACGAAAATCCGTTCCTTGTCATTAATATGCTTGACTTATTAGATGCAGATATTGAACAGTTGAAGAAGTTTCATAAGTCGTATTATAACGAGAACAAGATACTAAGTACAGCGCAAGAATTGCAGATTACCATCCTGATAAAAGACCTTCTTACTGCAAACTTTCAATCACCGGGTGATGAGTTTACAAGATATTTCGTTAAAGGTTTGAATGATGGTAAGTCTTCGCAGAAGCTGATCGAATTATACAGACCTATTCTTAAAAAATCAATATCTGCTATTATAAACGAAACTATTCAAGAAAGGCTGAACCTTGCAAGCAAAGGCGATGATGCACAAGAAGTAGATGCAATGCCAACAGCACGATCAGCAGAAGTATCTGATAGGCTGCCTGATGGTGTGGTATCTATGGATAGTGAATCGGGCATTGTTACTACACAAGAAGAAATAGACGCTTACAATATAATAAGGAGTATCCTGCGTAAACATATAAGTGCAGATAGAATAATATACCAAGATTCAAAATCATATTTCATTGTGGCATTAGAATCTAAATATTGGTGGGTATGCAGACTTGTATTCGGAAGCAGGAAAAAAACAATTTATTTCCCAACAGAAGGTTATAAAGAACAAGAACGAGTAGAACTTGAAAGCCTTGATGACATATTTAAGTATGCAGACAAATTAGAACAAGCATTCCTAATTGCTAATCAAGGTTTAGAGCAATACAAAAACAAACATTCTAAATAATTAGTAAGATGAAAAAGATTTTATTGCTATTTACTTTGGCATTCATTTTTTGTAGTTGTGAAAATCGCTATGTGAGCGATGGAAGAAATATGTATGAGGCATATTTCGATAAAGTGCTAAAAGACCCGTCATCTCTAAAAATATATAATGAATCATATACAGTTGATGGCGTGTCTGTCAAATGGGTTATCGATTATGGAGCAAAAAACAGTTTCGGAGCTATGGATAGACAAACGATAGAGTTTAAAACTAACCCAAGTATACTTGAAGTAAACGGTGAACTTTATACAAGAGAAGAACTTAATCCATGAAAATATCACCAGAAGGAATAGCGGTAACAAAACGCTTCTTTGAGGCAATAGATATGCTCAAAGCGCAGAAACGTATGCGTGGGCTTCTCACTTTTACCAAAGCGCATGATATTAATTATTGGAACATAAATACAGTCAGAAACCAGCCGGATGCTAGCGTTCTCAAACCGGAATGGATAACATATTTGGTACTTGATTATGGCATTTCAGCGGACTGGTTGATAACTGGTAGGGGAGGGATGTTTAAATCATAAATGTTCAGAAACTTATCTTTTTCTAAAACTAAAATTACTGTAACCAACTAAGGATAAACGAATTAATCTACAAAACTAATAAACCCTTCTAAGGCGTGGGTCTTGCGTTCGAATCGCAACGGAATCACAGAAGAAAAGTCGCAAATCGCTAATAAATAGGCATTTGCGACTTTTCTGTTTCATTAATTAGGGTAATTCTGTAGAATACGGGGATTTTTCTGTATGATTTATTTTCATTCTAAATATAATCTATTTTGATCATGTGCACAATTTGTTTTTCTCATGCTGTTGG